GTAAAAAGCCTGAGCAATATATTATTAGAGATTGGAATCCTAATTTAGAAACATTAGCCGCAACTCAAATTAACCCTAGTAATGTTACTGGTGGGGGTAGTCAGTATGCCAGCGGTTACGCTGGCAATAATGCAGGTGTAGGAATGAGTAGAGGTATGACAGGCTCATATCCTAGCAATATAACAGGCACACGATTTCAACGTACTGAAAATCAATATGCAATCAATGCAGAGCATGTTATACACATCAGCATGAGCGAAGGCCTTGATAACAATTATCCTTTTGGAACTAGTTTGTTAGAAAGTATCTTTAAAGTTTATAAACAAAAAGAACTACTCGAAGATGCTATTATCATTTATCGTATTCAACGTGCTCCGGAACGCCGAGTATTTTACATAGATGTAGGTAATATGCCAAGCCATTTGGCAATGAGTTTTGTTGAACGTGTTAAAAACGAAGTTAATCAACGTCGTATACCTAGTGTAACAGGTGGAAGTCAAAGTGTTATTGATGCCGGTTATAATCCTTTGTCAATTAATGAAGACTATTTCTTTCCACAAACTGCTGAGGGCAGAGGTAGTAAAGTTGAAGTTCTACCAGGTGGAACTAATCTAGGAGAAATAGATGATCTCAAGTATTTTACTAATAAGTTGTTTAGGGCTTTACGGATTCCTAGCAGTTATCTACCTACTGGTCCCGACGACGGAGGATCTAACTTTAATGATGGTAGAGTTGGAACAGCATACATTCAAGAACTTAGATTTAACAAATATTGTGAAAGACTCCAAAGCCTAATTAACGATACATTTGATACAGAATTTAAAGCCTATCTATATAACAAAGGTATTAATGTAGATAGTAATATATTTGAAGTTAAATTTAATCCTCCGCAGAATTTTGCATCATACAGACAAGCAGAAATGGATGGAGTTAGAATGAATGTATTCTCTAGTGTTGCTAGTGTACCATTCTTATCTAAGAGATTTGCATTAAAGAGATTCTTAGGTCTAACTGCTGAAGAAATGGCAGATAACGAAAAACTATGGAAAGAAGAAAACGTTGACGAAGATGCAACTACATCTGCAAGTTCTGAACTACGTAGTGCAGGTATAACTGCTAATGGAATGAGTTCAGATATGAGTGCAATATCCGGTGCAACAACTCCTCCGCAACCTGCTCCTGGAGAAATGCCTGATGCTGAAATGGGTGCAGAAACACCTCCTGCTGCATAAATATTAATAATATGCTACTACAAGAGTTTATATATTTTGATAAAACCCATACCGAGATGGTCGACGATCTCCGATATAATTCTGAGAACGATACATCGGTATTAGGAGTAGGTGATTTGCGAAAGTCTAGATTGACATTGAGAATGTTAAACGACTTAAGGAGAGCAGGCGATTCTAGAGAAAAAGAAAGAAAAGAAGATTTATTGCTAGTTAGAAAAATGTATGCTGCACCTCCTCCGGAAGCAGCACCTCAGTAATAAATAACAATTAAACAATCTCATAGGTCAAAATAGGCAGTTTTTGGCCTATTTCTTATATATTTAATTTTTTGTTATTAAATAACAACACAGCCTTGCCGCGAAACTAACATAGGAGAAAACCCGCAATGTCTAAGTTTGAACAACTATTAGACTTGATCGTCAACGAAGAACATGCTAAAGCGAATGAGCTTTTTCATGAAATCGTTGTAGAAAAGTCTAGAGAAATATACGAAAATCTAATTGCTGAAGAAGCAGACGAAGAAGATATGGATGAATCCGCTGATGAAGATATGGATGAATCCGCTGATGAAGATATGGATGAATCCGCTGATGAAGAAGCAGATGAATCTGTTGATTTAGAAGATAGCTACAGCATGGAAGCCGACGACGAAGGTGACGAGTTCAGTGGAGATGCAACTGATGATCTAGGTGCCGAAGTAACTGACGAGCCAGGCGAAGAAGGTGGCGAAGAAGGTGGCGAAGATCAAGCTATTTTTGATATTAAGAATGCAATTGCCGATCTAGAAGCAGCATTTGCTGAATTAGAAGCAGCCCAAGGCAGTGAAATGGGTGGTGATGAGTTCGGTGACGACGAAGGTGGCGAAGAAGGTGGCGAAGATGAACTTCAAATGGGAATGTTCGAAGGACGTCGCTTAACTCGCGAATACGTAGAAAAAGTTGGAAACGATTGGGAAAAGAATTCCATGAAAGGCCAAGGTCAGCACGTTGGTGCAGGATCTGGTGATACAGAAGGAGCACCTGTTGAAGGTAAAAGCCCAATAAGCAGCGGTTCTGGTAAGCCAACTACTGGCGCAAGTGCAAAGAATTTAGTACAAGGTGCTACAGAAAGTGGCGCTAATACTGGAACTAGCCCTGCAAAAGTAAACAAAGGTATTAATCCTGAATCTGGAGAAAAGTTTGCATCAGGTATTCACAACGTTGACGGTAAAAAGTCCGGAGTGAAAACATTAGGCAAAGTTTCCGGTGGTCACGGTGCTGAGAAGAAAGGTGCTGGTCCAGGTCCAGTTGGTTCTGGAACAGGCGACAAAGCCGGCCAAACTAGCATGGGAAATCAACAATCTTTGTTGAAAAGACTATAATAGAGAACCCGGATGAAACCTTCATTACTAAGAGAACATTTAAGTTTTGATCAAGCACAAGCAGTTCTTGAATCTGACGATAAAGATGGAAAAAATCTTTATCTGAAAGGAATTGCTATTCAAGGTGGTATTCGCAATGCCAATCAACGAGTTTATCCAGTTGATGAAATTGAACGTGCAGTTAAAACTCTAAATGATCAGATTCAAAATGGTTATAGTGTTTTGGGTGAAGTAGATCATCCGGATGATTTAAAAGTAAATTTAGATCGTGTATCTCATATGATTACTCAAATGTGGATGGACGGTCCTAATGGTTATGGTAAGTTTAAAATTTTACCTACCCCAATGGGCAACTTAATTCGCACAATGCTCGAAAGTGGTGTAAAACTTGGTGTTAGTTCAAGAGGCAGCGGTAACGTTGACGATATGAGCGGAAAAGTTTCTGACTTCGAGATTATTACCGTGGATATTGTTGCACAACCTAGCGCACCTGGCGCTTATCCTACTCCTGTTTATGAGCATTTAATGAACAGCAGAGGCGGATATCGTGCATTACAGGTTGCAAAAGAAGTAAAAGAAGATCCAAAGGCCCAAAAATATCTTAAGGAATCTCTCCTTAAGATTATTAAAGGTCTGAAATAAGCCCGAGGAGAATATAGATGTTGGACGCATTCAAACAATTAGTTGAGTCTGGAGTTATGTCAGAAGATGTTAAATCTGCTGTCGAAGCCGCATTTACTCAAAAGATTCAAGAGAATCGCGACCAAGTTACCGCTGAACTTCGTGAAGAGTTTGCACAGAAGTACAATCATGACAAACAAGTTATGGTTGAAGCAATCGACAAGATGTTAAGCGACAGATTGGCCGCAGAGATGGCCGAATTGCACAACGATAAAAAATCACTAGCCGAAGCAAAAGCACAATATCGAGCAAGAATTGCTGAAGATGCTGTAAAGTTAGAGAAATTTGTAATAGGGCAACTAGGTCGTGAATTAGTAGAATTCCAGAGCGATCGTAAGAAAGTATCTGAGAATTTTAGTAAATTAGAGCAATTTGTAGTTCGTGCTCTAGCAAAAGAAATACAAGAATTTGCTACAGACAAAAAAGATTTGGCTGAAACAAAAGTCAAATTGGTCCGTGAAGCAAAATCTAAATTTGAAGAAATTAAAAGTGCTTTTATCAAGCGTTCTGCACAAGTCGTGGAATCTGCTGTTACCAAGAAACTTACAACTGAAATTACTCAGTTGAAAGAAGATATTGACAGCGCAAGAAACAACGACTTTGGTCGTAAGATTTATGAAGCATTTGCACAAGAATTTGCAGGTTCGTATCTTAATGAAAAATCTGAAACAAGTAAATTGTTAAAGATAATTCAGAAAAAAGAACAAGAACTTGCAGAAACAAAGCAGTCGTTAGTTGAAAAAGAAACTATCGTTGAGTCTAAAGAACGCGAACTTCGTGTAACTAAAGACTTAATGGAAAGAAAACAAGTAATGGCTGAGTTGATGTCACCGCTTAACGGTGATAAGCGTGTCGTAATGCAAGAGCTATTAGAAAGTGTTCAAACACAAAAATTGCGTTCTGCATTTGACAAATACCTACCCGCAGTAATGGAAGGTGCAAAAACCAAAGTAGAAAAGAAATCTACTTTGACTGAAAGCACAGAAGTAACTGGCAACCGTGAACCCAAGCCTGAGGTAGGCTCAGATAACATTGTAGATCTACGCAAATTAGCGGGTCTAACAAAATAATTCAAGGAGACAATAGGAAATGTCACAACTATTAAATGAAAGATGGTCAGAGACCAAAGACGCTCTGCTTGAAGGCCTACAAGGTAACCGTCGTGCTTCTATGGGAGTTTGCTTAGAAAACACACGTAAGTACTTGGCTGAAGCAGCAACCGCTGGTGCAACAAGCACAGGCAATATCGCTACGCTAAATCGCGTAATTCTTCCAGTAATCCGTCGTGTTATGCCGACTGTTATTGCTAACGAAATTATTGGTGTTCAACCAATGACCGGACCTGTTGCACAGATCCACACTCTACGTGTTCGTTATGCTGACGGTGTTGCATCCGGTGATACAGTAACAGCAGGTGAAGAAGCTCTAAGCCCATTCAAGATTGCTCAGGCTTACTCCGGTAACAATGCTTCCGGCGGCGGCGCAGCAACAACCGCTGCTCTAGAAGGTACTCCAGGCAAGCGTATGAGCATTCAAATCTTGAAGAGCCCAGTCGAAGCTAAGTCTCGCAAACTAAGCGCACGTTGGACCTTTGAGGCTGCACAAGATGCACAAGCCCAACAAGGTATTGACATCGAAGCAGAAATCATGGCTGCTCTAGCACAAGAAATTACTGCTGAAATCGATCAAGAGATTTTAACTTCTCTACGTAGTCTAGCAAGTGTTGAAGAAACTTATGACCAGGCTCTAGTTTCTGGTACTGCTACATTCGTCGGTGACGAGCATGCTGCTCTAGCAATCCAGATCAACCGCGTAAGCAACTTGATTGCTCAGCGTACACGTCGTGGTTCTGCTAACTGGGCAGTTGTTTCTAACCAGGCTCTAACAATTCTACAGAGCGCAACAACTAGTGCGTTTGCTCGCACTACAGAAGGCACATTTGAAGCTCCAACAAACACTAAGTTCGTTGGTACATTGAACAGTGCAATGCGTGTTTATGTTGATGCATACATGAGCGACACAAATGACAACAACCAAGTT